GAGGAGGTTCGTGGGCTCGGCGCTGCCGCCGGTGACGTTGCAGCCGTAGAGCTCCTGTCGCTCCGAGATGCCGGTCGGGATGTCGAGGTTCGCGTAGCCGCAGACGACGCGCGTCATCGCTGCGACGGTGCCGCTCCGGATCGTCCCGGCCCATTCGATGTAGCCGCCCTTGCCCCAGGTCGGCGTGAGCGCGGCGAGCGACGTGCGGAAGAACGGGCCGGTGAGCTGCCCCAGGCGCATCACCGGCTGCAGCGGCTGCGTCGTCGCGCCGCCCGTCGGAGCGAGCGTTGGCGTCACGCCGCCCGGAGCGACGCTCGCGGGCCACCCGGTGAGGAACCCGCCCGAGTACGCCGCGCGGTTGCCGTCGTAGAAGACGTCCCACCCCATCGCCTGGACTGCGGCGAGCCCCACGAGGCCGCCGGCGGGCTGCGGTTCCCACGGCGCGGACGTGTCCAGCGGCGCCGCGCGAGTGCCGGCGAACGGAGGAATGTGAGGCCGCAGGATGACCGACACGTCAGACGCTCCCGCAAAGCCACAGGTCGAGCGTGCCCGTGTTCGTCGTGTCGCCCGCCTCGCGGACGTACAGCATGATCCACGAGACTTGCTCGACGTTGAGCAGGATGCCTTGCCGCAGCTTGTCGCTGTTCGCCGTCGCCGCGCCGAGGTTCCACGCAACGGGGTTCATCTTCTTCGCGGCGTACGTGCCCGTGCGCGTGATGACGTTCGACGTGGGGAGCGTGCCCGTGGCGAGCGCGCCGAGCGTGAGAGCGCCGTCCGTGTCGGAGAGCACCGTCCACACGTCGTCGGTCGTGAGCGGCTGCGTGTATTGACACGAGTAGAAGACGAGGAGCTGGGCATAGCCCGTCGTCGTGCTCGCGTGCGCGTTGTAGAGCGCGCCGATGTCGAGGTGTCGGATGCCGCGCACGCCGATGACCTGCGAGCGCAGCCACGCGCCCGAGGCCGGGAGCGCGCCCGCGCCGAATGCTGCCGTCGCGGTGTTGAACGGGCTCGAGGCGTAGGTGCCGTCCACGAGGAGCTGCACGCGCTGCCCCTCCGCGGGGACGACCATGGTCGCCGTGGCGCTCGGGCCGGGGTGGATGTTCGCCTTCTCGCTGCTCATGGTGCCGTCTCCTCGTCCGGGATGAACCCGCCCTCGTCCTCGTCGGGGACGAATCCCCCGTCGTCTTCCGCGGGCGCCTCGGTGGTGGGCGCCTCGGTCGTCGTGTCCTGCGGCTGCGCGCCCTGGAGCGCCGCGAGCAGCTCCGGCGAGACGCGGCCCGCGAGCTGGTCAAGGCCGCCGCGCGTCGCGAGCTCGGGCACGGACGAGAGCAGGCGCGCGAGCGTCTCGGCGCCCGTCGCGCGGAGCGCGGGCTCGTGCATGCGCCATCCGCGGTTGAGCAGCAGGCGAGCAAGCCCGCCCGTGAGCGATTGGCCGCCGGCCGCTGCGATCGTGTCGGTGAGCGAGATGCCGCGATTTCCCGCGGCGCTCTCCGCGCGAGCGCGCGCCTGGTCCGCCGCAGTGCGCGCCGTCTGGTAGTCGAGGCGGCCCTCGCGGTAGCGCGCGGCCTCGTCGGGGCCCAAGAGGCCCTCGATCCAGGTGTCGAGCGAGTCGCGGATGGCGTGCCGGCGCCCGCGGGCCGCGTCAGCGGCGAGGCGCTCGCTCTGCCACGGCACCTCGCCGGAGAGCTGGCCGAGCTCTCGGATCGCCTGGTCGTAGGGGAGGGTCCCCTCGGCGCCGTACGTGTCGACGAACTGCCGAGCGAGGTCGCGGGCGCGCTGCGCGTAGGGGCGCGTCGACGCCATGCCCTCGAGCCGCTGCGCCTCGGCCTCGAGCGCGTCGGTGATGGCCGTCACGGGCGCCTGGTGGCCCGCATCGGCGAGGCGCTGGCGCGTCTCGGCCATCGCGCCCGTGTCGGCGACACGATCGAGCACCTCTTGCGACCGCTCCGCCGTCCGCGCGATGGAATCGAGCGGCCCGACGCTCCCGAGGCGCCGGATTCGCGCCGCCTGGCCAGAAATCCCGCCCGGAAGGCGCGCGAACTCGGCGATCCGAGGGTCCGTGCGCGAGATCGTGCCGCGCCCGCCGCCGACCGACGCGACACGAGCGAGATCCGCCTCGGCCTGCGCCCTCGGAGCACGCGCGCGCGCCGCTCGAGCGCCCGCGGGCACCGTCGACAGGACCCCGCCCATCGCGCCGCCGAGCAACGCGCTCGTGGCGGTGTCGCGCGCGAGGTCCACGCCAGTCGCGTCGCTCTCTCCGGCCCCCGCGAGCGCGCCGAAGCCAGCGCCCTCGGCCGCGCCGCGCCCGATCGTCGCCAGCGCGCCCGGAGACTCGAGCGCCGCGGCCTCGCCACCCGAGAAGAGCAGCGGCGCGAGCATGCCGGCGGTCTCTCCGGCGCTGTAGGCGTCCGGATTTCGCTCCTCGGCCTCGCTCTGCGCCGCGCGGATGCGGTCCCGGACGTCCTCGTAGGCGATCGCGGGCTCCGTGCGCATGCCGGTGCGCGAGACGCCGCCGGGCTGCGCCGGGTGCGAGCCGAAGATGCCGCCGAGCTCGTCGGACCATCCCATCGTGGCGCCATCCGTGAGCCCCAGGAGCGTCGCGCCGGGGTCGGTGAGCACGCGCCGCGCGCGCCGGCCGAGACGGTCCGCCGCCGCGGTGCGGTCGGACGGCAGCGCGCCGCGTCCCGCCGAAAGCAGGTCGTCGAGCCACGACGATCCGGTCAGGTCGGCGTCGGGGTCGGGCTCGACGCGCCCCGTGATCTGCTGCTCGGGGAGCACCTGCGCGTGCGCGGCGAGACGGACCTCGTCGTCCAGCTCTTCAGGGTCCATCGATCACCTCGTACTCGCCGGGATGTGCGTCCAAGAACGCCTGCGAGACCCACCCGCGCGGACCCGGGGCGCCGTCCACGATGCGCTGCACTCGCACAGGGCGAGACGTGCCGGGGCCTCCGCGTGGCGCCGTGGGCTGCGAGGCGCTCGACGTGCTCGACGACGCCCGCCCGCTGCCCACGCCGCCGTGGAACTGCCGCAGCGCCTCGCGGATGCCGCTCTCCTCGACGCCGCGCGCCTCGAGCTCGCTCGTGACGGCCGAGTCCAGCTCGCGCCGGAACGAGTCCAGGCGCCCCTGGAGCGTGTCGAACGTCATCTGCGAGACGCTCCGCGGGTCGGGGAGCATCGCTTCGATCGTCGGCGCCTCGCTCGGGTTGATTACGCCGGTGTTCTGGAGGGTCGCGACCATCGCGCGCAGGCGCGAGAGCGGTCCGCCGAGCTCGGCCGCTGCCTCGGGAGAGATCGGCCCGGTCGTGCCGAAGCGCTCCGCGATGCGCGCGACCTCGCCGAGAGACGCGTACTGCGTCCGGCCCTGCGCGAAGCCGTGACGGATCTGCCGGGCCTCGATGGGGTCCGCGAGGCGTGCGCGGACGCCGGGTAGCACCTCGAGCCCCTCCTCGTCCTGGCCGCGGGCTCGCGCCGTCGGGGAAAGGCTCTGCTGGATCGCGGCGCGCGCGCCGCGCTGCCCGATGGCCTGCACGGTCGACTGCGCCTCTTCGGGCGAGTCGACGATGCCGCGCCGGACCATCTCGGCGACGATGGCGTCACGGTCTCCGCCTCCGCCGCCCTGCCCTCCAGGTCGACCGAGGCGCACACCGACGCCCGTGGTCATCGCGCGATAGATGGGCTCGAGCTGCTCGGCGCTCATCGCGTCGAGGTTCCGCAGGTCGGGGAAGTCCTGCGCCATGCGCACCACGTCGGCGTCGGGCATGAGGCCCACGCGAGCGCGGATGGCGTCGCGGAAGCCGGACGAGATCCCGCTCGTCGGGTCCTGCCGGTCCTCGCGGCTCGCGCGCGCGAGCTCGTCCGCGAGGCGCGTGTGCTCGGTCTGCGCCTGCACCTGCTCGGTTCGTGCTCCAGTGGACTGCTCGAGCAGATCGAGCCGGCGCTCGCCCTGCGCGAGCTGCCGCTCGGCGCGCTCGTCCTGCACGGCCTGCCGCGCTTCCTGCCGCTGCGCCGTCGCGTCCTCGCGCGCGAGCACGCCCTTGCGCTGGAGCGCCTCGCGGAGCCCGCGGCGACGCTCCTCGACGAGCGGATCGGCCTGCGACTCGAACGGACGCGGCGATCGCCCGCTCGCGGCGGTGAACCCGGAACCGAGCGCGTGGAAGGCGCGGCGAACCGAGTCGAGGTCGCGCGCCTGCGAGATGTCGCCCTCGGTCGGGAGGCCCTCGTCGAGCGTCGGGAGCGGGCCGGCCTCGGCCTCGCGCGCGGCGTCCGCGGGGGGCTTGGGCGCCGCGAAGGCTGACGGCACCTCGGGGGCGGCGGGAGCGGGCGGCGTCACGGCCTCGACGCTCGGCTCCTCGAGCGGGGACACGCTGTCCTCGCCCTCCATCGGGTGGATCCCCGCGGCCGTTCCCGTCTCCGGGTCGGTGAAGTTGTCGGTGTTCTCGTCGGCGAGCTGCGACGCGTCGCCGGGGACGGAGAAGCGCGTCTCCGGGTCGTCCTCCATGCCGAGATCGACGGTCCGGCGCTCCGGCGCGCCGCCCGTCACGGGCGCGAGCGCGGCGGCGGTCTGCGAGCCGAGGTCGTCGAGGGCGTGGAGCTGGGCGTCCAGCTCCTCGCGCGCGCGGCGGTCCTCTTCCTCCTGCGTCTCCATCAGATCGACTCCAGGATTCCGCCGATGAAGCCGAGACCGCTCTCGGTCTCGCGGTCTCGGCGGTCGGCGTTGCCGGCCGAGCGCCCGGCGTCGGTGCTGTACTGCTGCGTGGCGCCGGCCGCGCGGTTCATCATGTTCTCGTACGCCTGCTGGATGGCGTCGCGGTCCGCGTTCTGCTGCTGGTTCGCGATCCCGGTGTTGTACTCGGTCTCGTGCTCCATCTGGCCGCGCATGCCCGACGCGAGAGCCGCGCTCGCCTGCGTCGCGGCGATCTGCCGCTGCTGCGCGCCCTGGAGCATCTGCGACTCGGCATCGCTCGCCTGCTGCTGCCCGCTCTGGTTCGCCTGCTGCTGCATCGCGAAGTCCAGACCGCTGCCGCCCATGCCGCGCGCGGCGGCCGACTGCGCGAGCGCCTCGCGCTGGCTGCGCGACGCCTGCGCGGAGCGGAGCCGCTGCGACTCGAGCCCCTGCCGGTCCGCGCCCGTGAGGCCGCCTCGGCTCCAGTCCTGGAGCTGCGAGAGCGCCTGGAGCTGCGCGTCGCGGTCGGAGGTGTCGTAGTCCGCGCTCTGGTAGTCCACCGAGAGCATGTCGGCGGACGGCGGGCGCAGAGAGTCCCAGTACGCGCGGTTCGCGTCGGCCTCGCGCGCGGCCTGGAGCTGGTCGCGTCGAGCGCCAGCGCCCGAGAGCCAGTTCCAGATCGGAATGTCCGCCGAGGTGCGGTCGTAGTCCGTGAGCTCGTAGTTTCCGGTGGGCTGCGAGCTGTGCCCTCCGGCGGAGTAGTAGCGGGTGCGGTCGTTGGCCATGGGTCAGCCCTCCAACACGAGAATCGAGAGGTCGTAGTCCGTGCTCGCCGTGAGCCCGTCGACGTCGGAGACGACGACGAGCGCCGAGTCGCGCTGCGTGAGCCACGACCACGACACGCGCGGCATGCTCACCACCTCGCCCGGCGACGCTACGGCGCTCGCCGAGAGGCACACGACCGCGAGCGGGCGCGCCGTCGACGTGACGGCGATCGGTGTCGTGCGGTCGCTGTTGAAGCGGACCACGCGCACGGTCCCGACCTGGTCGCCGATGCGTAGCCCGCGCGTGAGCACGTTCTGCACGCCGTCGATCCACACCTGGAGCGCGCGCCGCACGGAGTCCCACGAGCCATCGCGCAAGGTGAGCTTGTCGGGGATCATCGGCGCACCTTCTCGCTCACGCCCTCGTGCACGATGGACGCGCCGTTGACGCGGACGGGGTAGAGCTGGCTCGTGGAGAGGTACGGCGCGATGAGCGCGGAGCGCGCGATCTGCCTCGAGACGCCGCAGCGAAGCGGCTGGACGGTCGCCACTGCCGCGGGCGTCGCCGTCACCGTGTAGCGCGTCGCGGACAGGTCCGACGAGCCGCCGATCGCGTAGCGCGGCGCGGGCGCCTCGGCCGTCGCGTCGCGGTGGTCGATCTGGAAGGTGAGCTCGCGAGCAAGCACGCTCTGCGGCACGCCGGCTGGCCCGGTCGGGTGCCACTCGAGCACCACCTTCGCGGTGACGTAGGCGGTGAACGTGTAGAAGTGCTCGGTCGCGAGCGCCGGCAACGTGTCGTCGATCGTGATGAGCCACTGCGTGAGCGACTGAGAGACCGCCGTCACGCGCCGGAATACGTAGATGCTCGGGTCTGCGGCGTCCTCCGCCTTGACGATGTCACCCACGGCCGGCGACCACGCCTTGACGTGCGCGAAGTTGACCGCGAGCGTCGTTCCCGTCACGGCCGCAGACGCGCCGAGCGTGAACGTGCGATCGTAGCCGCGCACGTCGGCCTGCATCTTGTCGATCTCGTAGCCGATGGCCGTCGTGTAATCGTCGCCCGCGCGCGTGACGCTCGCGTACATCGTATCGAGCGCCTCGCTCTCGCACACGTGGCCCCAGACGAGCGCCCACTCGGACCACGCGCCCGTGGTCTGGTTGTAGGCGTAGACCTTCGCGCACGCGGTCGCGCCGTTCTCTCCGGGCACACCGAGGAGAACGAGGTTCCGCTGCTGGACCACGGCGACGAATGCGCCGTGCGTGATGGGGTCGGGGTTCGACAGGTACGCGGCGGACGTGCGCAGCTCGACGTCGAGGCGGCCAGCGGTGAGCGACCGCGCGCCGTTCTCCGTGACCTCGAAGAAGCCGCCGCGACACCACGCGTACGCGGCGTTCTGCGAGACGCTCACGACCTCTGGCCGCAAGAGCTGGAGCGTCGGATCGAGCAGATCGACATTCCACGAGCTCGGCGGCGCACCCGTGATGCGCCAGCACCCATCCTCCTTGAAGACGAGCAGCGCGTTGCGGAGCGGGACGAGCGCGAGGACGCGTTTGTCCGCGGCGCCGATGTTCACGTAGTTGAGCAGCGGCACCGCCTCGGGCTCGTCCACGGCGGACCAGCACACGCGGTTCAACGTGGTGGGGTCGTCGGCGGTCGCCGCGAGGCCCACATCCCACGCGGTCGGGCACGACGTCGAGAGGCTCGGGAGAATCCCGGACTGGCCGATCTCCTCGAACGAGATGCCGATGGTCCCGACCGCCGCCGGCTCGCCGACATCGGTATACCAACGCGTCGTGTGGTCGCCGAGCGGGATGGCGCGGACGTGGTAGCCCTTCGTCGCGAGGCAGTAGCGGTTGACGGCCGTCGCGAGGTTGCACATCGCGAGCATCATGATTCCGCGCCCGCCGCTCGCGTCCTGACCCGCCGAACCGGTGACGGTGAAGCACTGCGCGGGCATGGTCCAGTCGTCCGCGAGGTACGACAGGATCTCGCGCGGCCACGCGTGGAAGCGGACGCTGTTGACGGTGAGGTAGTCTCCCGCGATGAACGTCTGCGCGGTGCCGGACGCGAGCGCGTTCGCGGTCATCGTGATCTGCGTGGACGAGTCGACGGATTGGATCAGCGTTCCGGTGGGCACGCGCGTGCCGTTCGTCGTCGGTCCGTTCGCCGAGTCCGTCACGTACATCCCGGCATAGAGACCGGTGGTGTCCGAGATGCCGGTGACGACGGCGGAGCCGCTCGTGTACGTCCCCGTGCCGCGGAACGCGTGCAGGCCGCGCGGCACGTTCTTCTGCATCACCTGCACGAAGCTCGTGGGCGCGAGCGTGCCGGATGCGAGAGCGAGGTTGCTGATCTGGAGCGACGTCGCCGAGGTGATGTTCGTGATCGTGCTGTCCGCCGGGATGTACGTCCCAGCCGTGCCGGGGCCGTGCTGCAAGTTGTCGGTGAGGTACTCGCCGACCTTGAAGCCGCTCGTGTCCGCGAACCCCGTGATGAGGTCCGAGCCGGACGTGAACGTCACGCCGCCGGCCCGGCGGTAGCCGTAGCCGCTCGCGCCGAAGTTCACGAGACGCAGGTTGAAGCGCGCCTTCGGCCGCACGTCGCCGTACCACATGCAGCGCGACCACGGAGCGAGCTGCTTCGCGCGAGGCGGCGGGTACTTCTGCGCCGTCTCGCCGTCCTGCGCGCTGTTGGTGTAGAGCGCGACGCCGAGGTCATCGTCCGCGGTCTTGTCGTCGGGGAGGTCGACGTAGCCGTTGGAGATGTCCGTCAGCGTGATCTCGTACTCGAACGCCTTGTAGTGCTCCGAGCCGGCCTCGAGACCCGCCGTGTTGATGCGCGTGCGGTAGACCTCGATGACGTCGTTTTTCTTGAGCCGCGCCGGGCTGCCGGTGCTCGTCATGATGTAGAAGCGCGTCCCCGTGGAGTCCGGGAACGGCGCTGTGGTGCCCGCGAAGCAGAGCACGCGCTGTGACGGCGGAGAGCGCAGGATGACTCCGTTCGTGTCCGTCCGGCGGATGACGAAGCGGTACGACCACGCCGCGCGCGGCACGTCGTAGCTCTCGGACGGCGAGCGGTAGTCCGTCACCATCGTCGGCGGTTCCATGCCGGCGCAGCGCGTCTGCGATGCGATGCCGATGTCGATGTTCTCGACGGCGACGGCCCCGAAGTAGCCGGTGAAGTAGAGGTTTCGTCGCGCGTGCGCGAATCGCGGCTCGCTGTCGTCGTAGCTCGGCGGTTCGTACGCGCCTTCGGTGAGGCACTGGACGTCGTTGTTGTCGAGCGACACCGTCCACGCCGAGGGGTCGACGTCGTCCTGCTCGACGGCGACGATCCCTCCGCCGAACTCGTGCAGACCGCGGACGCGGCGCGTCGTGGTGAGCCCGTCGATCTCGATATCGAAGCTCGGGCGCGTCTCGATCACGCCCGGCGAGCGGACGACGACGTCCTCGGCGAGACGCAGTGCGCCGCGCGAGCTCGCGACCGCGGCCGATGGGTCGCGCGCGAGGCCCGTCGTCTCGATCTGCGTCGTGATGCTCACCGCCAGCGCCTCCCGATGCCCACGGTCTGGCGAAGCGGCGAGCGGATGCGGGTGATCGGCCGCGAGCCTTCCTGGTTGCGCGGCTCAGTGATGTCGGCGGCGGCGCGCTTGCGGCGTTCCAAGCGCCGGCCGAGCATGTCGGCCGTCTCGGAGTCCTTGAGCGACTCGGCCACCTGCGCCGCAACCGCCGCCTCGAGCACCGGCTGGTACGCGATGGGGAGCGGCGGATAGCACGTGGTGTCGCGCGAGCAGAGGTAGTCGGCGCGGTCGTTCGGGTACGTCGAGAGGTCGACGAAGTCTGCCGTGACAATCGGAGTGGCCGGGTCGAGTAGAATCGTCGTGGTCCCTGCGCCACCGCTCAACACGAGATCGACGTAGGACAGATCGAACGGCGCATCGCCGCGCACGATGTCGAGGTAGTAGCCGACGGGCCACGTCGAGGGCGAGCTCGTGACGTGAAGGCTCGTCGTGCTCGACGCGTACTCGATCGCCGCGCACGACGACGTGGGCACGAGCCGGTTGGTCTCGCGCATGTACTGCACGCGGAGTGAGTAGCCGGACGGCGGCGGCGACGGGAAGACGATGTTGTCCGCCTGGAACGAGTAGCAGTAGGAGTTGATCGTGACGGTGCGGCCGTTCCAGCCGACGACCGGATCGATCTGCGGGATGGTGAACGCGACGCCGTCGCTCGTGACCATCTGCACGCCGACCACGCCGCGCCCGAGGGCTCGTCGAGGAATCGGGTAGCTCTTCACCGACGGCGAGAGCGCCTGGTCTTCGTGCGTGAGCCAGAAGCCCTCGCGCGCGGACTTCATGCAGTCCGCGACGATGGTCACGAGCTCCTCGTCGGCGCGCGTGAGGATCTCGGCCGCCGTGATGTCGCTGGCGTCGGGGAGGTAGGCGAGCCTACGCACCGCCGTCACGAGGTCGTCGGTGCTATAGGCCATCGCTCACCGCCGCATCGTCGTCAGGTCGTCCTCGTCGTCGTCCGCCGGCCCCGGCGTCTGCTCGGCCGGGGCGAGACCGCGCCGCGTCGACGTCGCCGGAGGCATCGCCTCCATGCCCGTCGCCACTTCCTCGGCCTGCATCGACTGGTCCTCGGCGCTCTCCGTGTCGCCACCGCCCTCGATGGTGACGCCGCCGCCGGGCGAGATGATGATGCGGATCGCCTCCTGCTCTTCGGCGGGAAGCGCATCCATGATGCGCCCGCGGCCCATCTGCGCCGAGAGCGCGTCGAGCGCCGCGAGCTGCGCCTCGTCGTCTTCCTCGCCCATCATCACGCCACCGTCGCGCCGAGAGAGAAGGTGGACACGCTCGAGGCCCACGCTTCCGTGGTGCTCGGCGCGAAGCTGGTCGCGGAGAGCGCGCCGTTCGTCATCGTCTCCGAGAGGGAGACGAGCGCGCCGACCCGGCCGCCCTCCTGGTAGGTCAGCACGGGCGACGAGGTGCCGCTCGCGCTGATGAGGCCCTTGAGCTTGGAGTGCGCGTTGATGCACGCGACGAGGGCCGCGCCGTCCGCCGCCGCCGAGACGGCGCAGAGGAACTGCGACTCGCCCGAGGGCGCCGAGCTCTTGCCCGTGAGCGTCACGCCGCCGATGACGAGCGTCTCGTTGTTGCCGATGGTGCCCGAGAGCGTGAGAGTGACGGCCTGGAGCGAGCCGGCGTTCTTGCCGCCCGCGAACGTGGCCGCGCCGAGCGTCCACCCGCTGCCGCCGGCCGAGTACTTCACGATCGTGAAGCCGTTGCCGATGGTGCCGGGCTGCGTGATCGTGACCGTCACCGTCCCCGAGGACGCCTGCGCGGTGAGCAGGCGGAACGCGCGCGGGTCGGCGTTGATCTGCGCGGCGAGGCTCGCGCCCGTCGCGGTGTTGTCGGTGACCTTCTGGAAGGTCGGGTCGCCGAGCGTGACGGCGCTCGTCGAGCACGTGTAGGTGAGCGTCTTGCCGTTCGGCGCGACGATCGCCACGTAGTCTCCGGCCGCGAGAGACGCGTAGATCGGCGCGATCGTCTGCGTCGCCTGCACGCCGGTAGAGTCGTCCGCGCTGACGCGGATGGCCGCAGGCGCGATGCCCGCGTCGATCTCCGCGAAGAGCGAAGACAGACGCGAGATCGGCGCGTGCAGGTCCTTGGTTCCGATCTTCTGCGTGAGGTCTGCTCCCGACCGGGTCGGGAACGTCGCCTCGATGTAGAGCTTCCCGGCCATCGTCAGCAGCCTCCGTCAGAGATCAGGGGGCGCCGCGCGAGACGATGCCGGTGATCTTCACCTGCTTCGCCGGCTTGCGGCAGTACACGAACTGCGAGGAGAAGTTGCGGATCTCGCAGCCCGTCTTGTCGGGGACCTCGAGGAAGAAGTCGTCGTTCCCGACGCCGGGCAGCTTGTTCGTGAGGTCCGAGACGCCCGCGCGGACCCACTCGTCGACCATCAGGCCGAACGCCTCGCCGCACTTCACCATCGGGTGTGGGCGCAGCGTCATCGCCGAGCCGTTCGTTCCGTAGAACTTGAGCTCGGTCGTCCCGTTCACCATCTCGGTCTTGGTCGAGTCCGAGAAGCGACGGAGCGCCGCCTGGTCGTCCATCACGTCCTGCCACGCGAAGGGGTTCAGGAGGTACGTGATCTCGCCGTACCCACCGCGGTTCACGAGGCGCGTGGTCGCGCTGTGGATCGCGCCCATCGTGAGCGGCACGCTCGAGAGCGCGTAGGTGTTGCCGCGCCACAGGCCGTAGGTGGCCGCGTCGATGCCGAACATCGAGCCCGTGTTGGTCACGATGGCGTCGACGCCGTGCATGGAGCCCGCCGTCGCGCCGCCCGCGCCGATGAGGACGAACACGGGGTTCGTCGCCGCGGCGATGTTGGTCATGTCGGTCGAGTTGCCGGTGATGAGGATCTTCTTGGTGTCCGGGTCCACCACGCGCGTCATCTCGACGGTCGCGTTGGTGTTGATCTTCGTCCCGCCCACGGCGTCGTACACGTCGACGAGCGCCTTCTCGAGCTGGACCCAGATGCCGGGCGCCCACGACGCCGAGGTGAGCGTCACGGTGCGGGTCGTGCCCGAGCCGGAGAAGCTCGCGGCCGTGCCGATGCTCGACGCGCCGCCGTAGAGCATGAGGATCTCGGCGATCGTGCGGTGCTGCTCGTCGAGGCCGAGGATGACCTCGTCCATCGCGGAGCCGAACGCCGCCGGGCCCGAGTTCCACGCCGCCGCGATCGCGCCGTACGCGATCTGCGAACGCATGTGGATCTCGTTCGACGTGATGACCGCTTCCTCGCTGTGCAGCGGGATCGCGGCGTTGAGGGTCTGGATGGTGCCGAGGTTCGACCCGTTCACCAGCGTGAGCCCCTGCTCACGACGGAGGAAGATCGGCTCGCGGAAGTCCTTGCCGAGCTGCTTGCGCTCCTGGAAGGGGAACATCCCCTGGAGCACCGCCCACTCCGGCACGAGCTTCTGCGCCTCGCCGTATCGGGTCTTGTACCAGCCGTTCAGATCGGTGAGCCCCACGCCTGCCATGCGAAATCTCCGGTGCGATGCGCTCGTCGAGCGCGTTGCGGTCCGGTCCGTTCGCTTGCGGCGGTCTCACGGCGTGCGGCCCGAAGGGGCTTGGCCGCGTGAGTGCGGGGCTAGTGACCTATGTTCACTTGCGACCCTACTTCATCTGCTTCGCACGTGCAAGTGCAACACGATTGCGTCTACGTTCGACGCGCCGCGCGTGCCTGTTCGGGCCCACGTTGATGGACACGAAGCCGGGCTCGCCTGGGCCGCGCCACGCGCAGTCGGGCGCGTGGCCGTAGCCCTGCGCGGCGTTCACGGAGCAACACCCACGCGGCGACCACCTGCCGACCCAGTTCACCGCCCACCCCGCGCCGCGCGCTCTGCGGCCATGTCCTGCTCGCGCAGGAACTTCCGGAGCTGGTCCGGCGTGCGGATGGCCTCGGGGATCTTCCCCGGCTTCGCGACGCGCGTCTGCTGCCCGCGGCCGGGCTGCGACATGACGCGCTTGACCTCGGCCTGCTGGAGCTTCGCCGCGTTGTCGCCGAGCAGCTCGCGTAGCTTCTCGGGCGGCAGGCTCTTCGCCATCGCCGAGATCGCCTCGGAGAACTCCGCGCGCACGCGCTCCGCGACCTGCGCGTCCGTGTACGGGATGCCGTGCCGCAGCGCCTCGGCCTTGATGGCGGCGTAGCGGCCGATGGTCTCCGGCGTGACCGGAAGCCCGACCTGCTCGAGCACGACGGGGACCGTCTTCTTGAGCTGGTCGAGCGCCTGCGCGCGCTGCTGCGCCTGCCGCGCCTCGGCCGCCTTCTTCTGCTCGGCCTCGAACGCCGCGCGCTCGCGCTGGAGCTTCGCCTCGCGCTCGGCGAAGTCGCGGTCCGCGCGCTCGCGCTGCTCGAGCTGCGCGCGCTCCTGCGCCGGCATCATCTCGCGCTTCAGGCGCTCGGCGACGCGGCGCTCCATCTGCCCGTAGGCGACGTCATCGCCGAGGATGCGCGCGACGAGGTCGAACGCCTTCTCCGGGTCGCGGAGCGGCGCGAGCTCGGCCTTGAGGCGCTCGATGGTGTCGGCCGCCTGCTTCTTCGCCTCGCTCGCCTCGCGGAAGCGCTGGTGTGCCCCCTCGGCGAGCGGCAGGCGCTCGTAGGCTTCGGCGAGCGAGAACTCGCGCTCTTCGCCGTTCACCTTGACCTTGCGCTTGTACGCCGCGAGCTCGCGCTCGAGGTGCTCGCTGATGTCGATGTCGGCCTCCGTGCCGTCCGCGAGCCTGTGCTTGACGAGGCGCGGCTCGCGCTGCGTCCCGGGCTGCTGCGGCTTCGCCTCGCGCGGCTGCGCGGTGCCCGTGGCCACCTCCTGCGCGCTCTTCGCGGCGGGAGCCGGCGCGCCCGGACGCGCGGCGGCGGCGGGCTTCTGCGCGATGGGCGGGGCCGGGGCCCACTTGTGCCCCTTCGGCGGCGCTCCGCGCGTGTCCGCGGCGGGCGCGGACGGCGTCGGAGCGGATGCGGGCGCGCTCGTTGGCGCGGACGGTGCGGGGGCTGCGGCGGGCGCGTTCGGCGTGCTCACGACGCGGCCTCCTCGTCGTGGATGATCGCGACGACGTGGTCCTCGGAGACGAGGGACCGTCCAGCGCCCATGTCCATCGCCGGGCCGCTGACGAGGATGATGGACCCCTTCGGGATGCGGACCTCGACGAGCTTCCCATCGCGAACGACGCCGGGGCCGACGTCGATCACGCGGTGGAACTTGTACTCCTGCCGCGCGGTGTCCGGCGTCACGATGAGACTCTGCGTCTTCGGCTTGTGCTCGACGACGAGAAGCAGGTTGCGGAGCGGCTCGATCTTCCCATTCACGTTCATGGCTCTCTCCTTCGGGTCGGGGTCAGGGCTGCGGCGCGCGCGCGCCGGTGAGGGGGTTCGTGGGCATGTTCGGGCCACCATCTGGCGGCGGGCCTCCGAGCGGGCGCGCCTTGCTCGGGTCGGGCGGGCCGTCGGACAGGTCGCCGTTGGCCTTCGGCCCCGCGCCCTTCGGCGGCGGCGGCGCTCCAGGTGCGGGCGGTCCCGCGGGCGGCGGCGGCATCACCGACTGACCGGTGACGAGCGCGAGCGCGGGATCCATCGCAAGCCACTTCTGTTGGTGCTCGAGGATGTGCTGCATCACGCGCTCGGAGGCCGCCTTGTCGAGCCGCACGTTCTGCTGCGCGAGCACGGCCGTGTGCTCGCGGATGTGCACCACGTGATCGTCGGTCACGTTCGTGACGACGGGCCCGCTCCCGTCCGCGAGGTATTGGTTCTCGCGAATGATGAGGTCCTCTGCGGCCTTCTCGCTCATGAACACGTCGTCGAGGCGGCCCGTGGTGAGCACCTCGAAGTATTTCCCCGGCCGCTTGACCAAGCCGTACTGCAAGAACTGCGTGGCGATCTCCATCTTGCCCGCGGTCTGGTCCTGGAGCGGCGAGCCGACCTCGATCACCACGCGTTGGATCGTCGAGAGGTCGTCCTTGGACCACTCGCGCATCGCGCCGCGGTTCGCGCGCCCGACCGTCTCCACCTGGCGCTTGTTGTCGGCGTAGCGCTTGAGGATCATGAGCCGATCGCTCGCCACGCCCTCGTCGTGCGCGACCACGGCCTGTTGGAGGTTCGTGTTGAACGCCACGGCGAGCGACTGCACGAGCGCGAGCGCCGCGCCGCTCTTGAGCTGCGGCAGCGGGTCGCCGCGCACGACGCTGTTGATGCCCGACAGCGTCTCCATGAGGGTCTGGAGCTTGTCGATCGCCTCCATGAGCGGCTTGGGCAGGTCGAGGAGCTGCAACGGCCGCGGGATTCCGCCGTCGGTGAGGTTCGGGTCCGGCGTCCACTCGAGCATCTGGAGGCCCTTGCCGAGCGACTCCGGCGTGAAGTCGGAACCCTTCGGCACGAGCACGCTCTGCAGGCCGTACGCGTCGATCATCGAGAGGACCGTGTCCCACGCCGCGTCGTACGCCTCCTGGAGCGCGAGCAGGTCGAACGCGGGCGAGTGCCCTCGCTCCACGGCGACCTCGCGCTCCGGCATGATGCGGCGGAGCGGGATGCGCTCGAGCTCCATCGGGCCGTCGTGCAGGAGCACGTCACCGACGACGATCGCGTGCCGGCCCTGCTCGAGTGACGGACACGGCAGGTGGTAGAGCCACCAGACCGTAACGATGTCGGTCTCCTGCGTCGACTGCGGGCGGTCGAACGGCTGCGCGCTCCACGCGCTGCGCGGCCATCGCTGCTGCGGCGAGCCGCGGAGCTTCAAGATCTCCTCGCGCTGTTCGGGGTAGTGCGCGACGAGGTCCCACACGTTCGCGCGGTAGGGGAGGATCGCCCACTGCAACTCGCGCGCGGTCGCGTCGATGTCGTGGATGACCTCGACGGGCGTGAAGACTTGGACGTCGATGTCGCCCTCCCACACGACGCGGGCGGGCGGCTGCTCGGCCGGGTCCGCTCCCTCGACGGGCTGCGGCGCCGCGTCGAGCGCGAGCGGCCGACCTCGCATGACGTCCCAGCGCTGCGCGGTGTAGCCCTCGCCGAACATGAGCGAGGCGCGCGTGGTGCTCACGCGCGTGCCCTCGTCGTCGAGCGAGCGCGCGTAGTACTCGAGCAGCGCCTTGGCGAGCGTGACCTGGTTCGCGCTCTCGATGTCGTTGTTCGTCGCGCGCGGGTCGTACGCCAAGCGGCGGTTGACCACGGTCGCGATGATGCCTTGCAGGATGCTCCGGTAGTGGTTGACCCGGACCATCACGAGCTCGCCGGCCTCGCCGCCGAACTGCACGGCGACGCTGTTCGCCATGCCGCCGTTCGCGTCCTGGCCGTAGTAGACGCGCTCGGAGCGACGGAACAGGTCGATGCGGCCATCGCGGCGCAAGCGGTCGCGGTAGCGCAGCGCCTTGGACAGGATGGTCTGCGGCAGCTTCTCGCCGTCGACGGTGGCCCAGTACCGATCGTTCGGCAGGTCGGGCGCGGTGGTGAGCTGGGCAACGGGGGCGTTCATCGTCGGTCTCTCCTCGGTCGTAGGGCGTCACGCATGCGATGCAGGCGCGCGATCTCCGCGCTCGCCGCGGGCGCCTTCGCGCCTCCCGTGACGATCTGCGCGTAGCGGTTGAAGTGCTCGGGCGGCGCCGGGTTGTGCGTCCGGTCCACCTCACGCTCGAGGTACATCGCGGCCGCCACGCCGTCGAAGTGGCCGTAGCCCTTCACGCGATCGAACGCGGTCCGCTTCTCGTTCCAGATGCCGTTGCGCAGGTGCGCGCGGAGCTGCTCACACCGCGGATGGATGCGCCAGCGTCCGCGCCCGATGGCGAGCCGGAGTTGGTTCACCGCCGCGTCGCGGTCCTGGTTGCGGGCCATGCGCCAATGGTGCTCGGCGGTCGGGTCGTCGTCGTCCTGGAGTCGCCGCAGGTCCGCGAGCACGATGGCGCTCGCGTCGATGGAGCGGCGGTAGATCGGCGCGTCGCCCCAGCGCTCGCGCGCGACCGCGTCCACGCGATGCTGCACGTCGCTCGTCGTGGCGCGCGCCTCGACGTACTCGTCCACGACGTCGAGCATGCTGTCCGCGAAGTTCCACTCCGCGAAGAGCGCGAACGTCAGGTCGACGAACCCGAGGTCGCCGACGATGTAGCGGTCGACGTGCTCGGCGCCGCCGCACTCGACGACGATGGTGGACTCCATCTTCGCGAACTCGGGGACGAGCGCGCGTTCGGTGTCGACGACGAACTCCGCGAGGCCCTCACGGCGCCACGAGATGGCATCGGGGCCGCCCGAGTCCGTGCAGAGCTCGGCGATGGTCTCGCGGTCGACGAACGGCGCGTCGTAGATCGTCGCCGTCATGGCGCACTGCGAGACGTCGGCCTCTCGGAAGAACTCGACAAACTCGTGCGCTGGCGTCTCGGGCGGGCTCGACCCGATGAGCATGATCCCGCGCGTCGTCGCGAGCTGGTAGAGCAGGACGCTCGTCACGACGTAGCGAAGGATCGGGATGAACCCCGCCTCGTCGACGATGACCCGGTGCGCCTTCGGTCCGCGCAGGCGGTCGGCCTTGACCTTGTCCTCGCACGCGGCGAGCACGATGCGCGAGCCGTTGTGCGGGAAGCGCACCTCGTCCTTGACGATCTCGGGCCGCACGTCGGGCGGCGCGGTGTCGATGATCTCCGCGAAGATGGGGACGATGAACTCGCGCAGGCTCGTCACCGTCGAGGCGGCGTAGGGCACGCGCGCCTTCGGCGTGCGGAGGCAGGTCTCGATCGCCTGCGTCGCGAAGAAGTGCGACTTCCCCCAGCGGCGCGCGATGTTGAACACGTAGCGCCGGCCCTTGCCGCTCTGCACGAGCCGGAGCGCGGCGCGCTGCCCCTTGGCGCGGTCGTCCACGCCGTCGTGCAGCATCCACGAGAGGTCGCCCCGTCGCCACAGCGCGTGACGAGCCGCCTGCGAGACCGCATCGGCCCCGAAGCGCTCGTCTGCCTCTGCGAGCGAGAGGGCGGCGGTCACGACGATGCGCCTCCGATGCGCAGGTCGAGCGCGAACGGCTCGACGTAGGACAACCACAGGCGGTCCGGCGTCAGCTCGACGTCGGCGAAGAACACGTCCCCCGTCTGCGCGTACTCGAACGCGGAGAGCGGGCCACGTGGGAGGTCGCGGAACTGGTTGTCGCCGTCGATGGCGATCGACACGCGGTTCGGCATCGCGCCGACCACGCGCACCATGCGGCGCGTCGTGACCGGCGACGCCGCGACGGCAACGGGCTCGCGGTAGGCGGTCATCGCGGGTCCTCCACTGGCACACCATTGGTCGGGACCATCCCGCTCATCGCATCAGCGATCTGGTCGAGCGTCGGGCCCGCGATGTCGACCTGCGCGCCGCACTCGAGCCGCAGGTGCAGGTACGGCACCGCCGGGGAGTCCGGGTGGAAGTAGCCGGCCGGCAGCTCCATCACGGCGACCGCAACCACGGCGCCAGCGCGCACGGCGACCGCGTCGCGCGGGCGCGGGTCGGCCGGGCTCTGCCTCGGGTCGCGTCCGATGACGACGATGCGCCGAGGGTTGCTCACGCGCCCCCCGCTCTCGCGGCCTGCGCGATGGCCCGCGCTCCGATGGCGCGCGCGTGCTCGGCCTGCTTCGCCTCGAGCCGGGCGAAGCGCTCGGCGAGCTTGTGCTCGAGCTCGCGGACCTGCCGCACGCGGTCGACGCCAGCGAGGTAGCGACGGAAGGCGTCCCACGCGAGCAGCGCGCAGAACGCGATGGCGATGGAGAGCGCGGTCACTTCGGCCACCCTCTCCCCGTGATCATGTCGTCGCCCATGATCTCGTTCCCGATGCGCGCCGCGACGGTCGCGCGCACGTCCGCCGGCTCGTGGTCGCGGACGCGGTAGCGCTCGACGACGCTCTCCGGCAGCGCCACGCGCGCCCATCGCATCCCGTGCGGCGCCTGCATCACCACGAAGCCGCGCCACGGCCTCGGCTCCTCGGGCGTCCTGTCGGGCTCTCGCCTGTCGTTCTTGCTCACTCGCTCCCTGCCTTCCTCGCCGCGGCTGCGGCCATGTCCTCGGGCGTCATGATGAGCAGCGGCGCCCCGTCCTTGCCCGTGTGCTCGTTCTTGCTCTCGACCTTGCTCGTGGGCGGCGCGAACGCCTCGCGGTCGAAGCGCTCCAGGTCCCACGCGTACTTCTTCCAGTCGTCGTCGCCCGGCATCGCGCTGTCCTTGCGCTTCCGCAGCAGCTCGACGCCCTCCGCGTGCGCCTTCGCGACCTTCGCGGCGATCTCCGGGTCGCGCGCCATCGCATCGACCAGGCCGTCGTACGTCCCGCCCTCCAGCGCGCATGCGTGCTTGAGGAACGTGCCGGCCGCGTGACGAACGCACACCGCGTCCACGCGCTCGGCTGTCCATACTGTCGCGCGCGCGCGCGAGGCCGGGTTCTTGCGGGCCTTGCTCATCGCTTCATGACTCTCCGAAGCTCCGCGAGCCCTTCCTCTCGGAGCTGCCTCACTCGCTCTCTCGAAAGCGGCGCCCCCGGCCACGATTCGCCGATCTCGTTGAGCGTGTGCGGCTCTTCGTCCCCGAGGCCGTAGTACAGCCGCAGGACACGCGCGCGCCTCGCGGGCAACGACTCGACGCATCGCTCAAGGTCGCGGCGTGTCTCCTCGTCGATGGCGTCGGACTCGATGTTGGTGGACGACGGCAACGCTGACATCGCATCCGGAGGCATGAGCCTCGCGACGTCTCGACCGTCGACCTCTACGGTCTTCTTCGACTCCGCCACCGCGAGCACGGAGTCGGGAAACAGCTCCTCGGGCGCGACGCCGAAGAACGAGGCCAATCGGAGCGCGCTCGGCTTCCACCCTCCGCGCCTGATGTGGTGCGGGTGCACGCGGATCGTCTCCAGGCCCGCGATCGTCTGATCGCTGACGCCGGCCGCCTTGCCGAGCTGCTCTCGCGTCATGCCGCGGTCTTCACGGGCCCGCATGAGCCGGTTGTTCCTGATGTGGACCGTGACGCGTAGCTCCTTCGCGTTCATCGCGCCCTCGTCCGCACGATGTGCTTGGATGCGGTGCTCATACCGGCAGCCCCATCGCCGTCCGGAACGCGCGCAGCAGCGTGCGATCGCCGAGCGGGCCTGGGTACGGGTCGCGCGACGGCTGCGGTGCCACGCTCCGCGCGCACGTCGTCGCGCACTCGGGCGCCCCGCACTTCTGCGAGCAGCGTTGGGGGAGGGTCATCGGTTCCAGCCTCCGACGGCGTAGCGAGCGTCCTCGTCGCGGTGAGGGGGCGCGAACGGCGACACCTCGCGCTCGTCCACGAGCATCCCCGTGTCAGGGTCGCGTGTGAGCGAGAACCGTACGCCGATGGGCTGCCGCTTCGCCTTCGCCACCTTCGCCTTGACCGGCGACCCAGGCTTGTCGTCCTCGCGCCAGAGCATGATCACGCACTGCGCTCGGTTCTCGATCTCGCCCGACTCCTTGAGGTCGATGAGATGCGGCTCCTTGAACGGCGAACCCTTGTCTGGCCTCGCGAGCTGCGAGCATAGGATGAGTGCGACGCCGAGGCGCCCGCACAACGCGATGAGCTCCTCGAGCGTGCCGTTGATGCGCTCCCGGATGTCCTTGCCAGGACGATGCGCGATGGCCTGCAAGTAGTCGACCGCGACCACGCGACAACCACGGACGCGGGCCATGAACTCGATGCGCGCGAGCACGTCGTCGAGCCCACGCGATGCCACGTGCGCGAAGTGGAGCGGCTCGTTCGCCTCGCCCGTCATCGCCATCATCCGGCGCCACTCGTCGGGGGTGATCTTGTTCGACCACATGCGCGTCGGGTTGATGCCAGCGAGAGAGCCGAGCACCTTCGCGCCGAAGTCCTCCGCGGGATCCTCCACGCTCACGATGCCGACCGGCGTTCCGCGCCTGGCGATCGAGAGCATCCACGTCACGACGAGCGAGGTCTTTCCCACGTTCGTCTGCGCCCCGACGACGAGCATGGAGCCTGGGGAGAGCTTGTAGCTCGAATCCACGGCATCCATGCCGACGGCGATTTGCGTCTGGCCCGCGGCGCCCTCCGCCGTGATGACCTGCACTGCGTTCGCCAGCAGCTCGCGGAGGGCCATCACGGGCTGCTCGCGCTCGCCTGCGTCGTGGGCGAGCATCATCCGCCCGATGGCGTCACGGCAGCCCTTGAGGTCGCCACGAGCCGCCAACGCGCCGAGAGTGGCCGCTCCGCGTGCGTACTCACGAGCGCGGGCCGTCGAGCGAATGCGGGCGACGATGGCCGCAACGTCGAGTTCGATGGGCGCCTCGCGCAACGCGGTGATGGCCTCCGCCGAGGCGGAGCCGAGAGTGAGCCGGAGCGACGTCGGCGTGACCCGCTGTCCCTCGTGCCGGAGCTTCTGCATGCCGGCGAGCACGACCGCGTACGCCTCGACGGTGAGCATGTCCGGCGAGAGCCGGTGCTCGTCGAGAAGCGACGGCTCCGCGAGCATCGTCGCCACGTAGGTGCGCTCGAGCGTCTGAGCGTCGACGGAGTCGCGAAGCGGGGAGCTCATGCGGACCTCCGTGTCGGCTGCGAACCGTTCTGGACCCACTCGAGCTGCATGCGCTCCTCCTCGGCGTTCGTCGGCGTGTCCTGGCTGGGGTCGAACGGTCGGTTTCGGACCGGCGCAGCCTTCGTGATCTCCGAGAGCAGGCGATCGAATTGGCTCACCAGGTTCCGCACCGACGGCGTGTTCGTGCGCTGCCTCGGCCAGTCCTGGCGCCAGTACGCCGAGAGCACTTCGTCGAGGAGCTGATGTGGTGTGCGGCCGACACGCGGCGCGTTGAGCGACACGACGCGAGCCACTTCGCGGCAGCTCGCATCGTCCCTCACGGCGAACGCCCCACGGTGCCGACCGAACGAGTCAGACCATCGTGACTGGACCACGTCCCGAAGCTCGCAGGTCTCCAACACCTCGGGACGGGACGGGACGGGACGGGACCGCGCGCGCGCGTACGCGCGAGGCGTGGACACCCCGGGGGACTCCCCCTGAGACTCCACCGGGGACTCCCCTGGGGTGTCCCCAGTGGAGTCC